ATATAGCTGGTGAGTTTGACTTTAGTGTTGAGGCTGGTTCTACAGCCCCACGCAACGAAGCTTTCCGTAGAGATATGGCTTTGCAAGTTGTAAGTGCAATGCAACCGTTTGCTCAAGCTGGATTAGTAGATATGTCTAAGTTAGCAAACTATGTTTTAAGTGTAGGTTTTGGTATAAAGAATGCAGAATCATTCTTGACACCACCACCTCCACCTGCACCTGCACCGGAAGCACCACCACAAGCACCTCAGGGTCCACCAATGCCACCAGACCAAGGTATGCCACCACAGATGCCACCTGGTATGCCACCACAATTACCACCTGGTTTGATACCAGGAGCACCAATCCAAGGACCTGCACCACAGGTTGGACCAAATCCAGCAGCTGCTTTACAAGGATTGCCACCTGAAATTTTACAATTGCTATTGGCCCAACAACAACAAGGACCACCGCAATAAAGTTTATGTAATGAAAATTACGTATATATATAGGAACAACCAATTAGAAGGATAGGACTCCACAATGAGTAATGATATTATTAATGATGATGCTAGTGCCAGTACTGAAGAAGTAGAATCCATTATAGAAGATGGACAAGCTACAGATTCGGGTGAAGCTCAAGCTCAAACTCCACAAGAAGAATTAGATTTTTTTGACTACACAGAGGTTGGCGATAAATACGTTAAACTCCAAGTGGATGGCGAAGAGGTATCGGTTCCAATTAAAGAGGCTTTAGCTGGGTACCAACGTCAAGCGGATTATACCCGCAAGACGCAAGAACTCAGTGAGCAAAGAAAGCAAGTACAATACGCTAGTGCACTACAGGAAGCCCTGCAAAGTGACCCAGCGCAAACCTTGCAGTTATTGCAGCAACAGTATGGTGTACAAATTCAACCAGAAACGGATGAATGGGTAGACCCAGCTGAGTTGCAAATGCGACAGTTGGAGCAACGCATCGCAGCTTTCGAGCAATCTAAAGCTATGGATGAGTTAACTAAAACTATCGATTCTTTACAAAGCAAATACGGTGATGATTTTGATGCAGATGAAGTTGTAGCTACGGCATTAGCCAAAGGCGCAACAGATTTAGAAGCAATATTTAAGCAAATCGCTTTTGATAAAGTTTACTCTAAAGCTTCTGAAGCTACTAAAAAGCTTTCAGATGAACAAAGTAGACTTGATTCTAAAAGACAAGCTAGTATTGTTTCTGGTGCTTCATCCGCAAAAACCTCAGCTCCTAAACTTGCTGCACCTAAATCAGTATTTGAAGCCTTTGAACAAGCTAAAAAAGTTCATGGTCTTTAAACCAAAACACTAACATACTCATAAAGGAGTAAAATATCATGGCCGGAAACCCGAGCTTTAATGCAATTCTGTCAACTACGTTGCAAAACTATCAGCCAACGCTGGTTGACAACATCTTCAAGGACCTAGTGCTCTTGAACCACCTCAACGCTAAAGGTCGCGTTCAGACCGAAGAGGGTGGTACTTCAATTGTAGAACCACTTATGTACGCAGCTAACGGCACTGCCGCTTCGTACACAGGTTATGACACGATTGACCTTACCCCACAAGATGGCATCTCAGCTGCTGAGTACCAGTGGAAGCAGATGGCTGCTTCTATCGCAATCAGCGGTATCGAAGAAGCTAAGAACCGTGGAACCGAAGCAATCATCAAGTTGCTCAATGCTAAGATTAGCCAGGCAGAAATGTCTATCAAGTCTTCATTGAACACCATGTTGTTCGGCTCTAACACTCTTGCAACAGACTTCAATGGTCTTGCTACAATTGTTGGAACTCAGAACAACACGGTTGGTGGAATTGACGCTTCAACAAACACTTGGTGGAACCCATATCCATGTGCAAACCAAGCTGCAGTTTTAACGCTTGCTAACATGGCAAACACTTACAACAATGCTTCTAAGGGCAATGATAATCCAGACCTTATCATCACTACTGAGCCATTGTTCAGCAAGTACGAGTCATTGTTAACTGGCCAAGTTCGTTACCAGGATGTCGAAAAGGCAAACTCTGGTTTCACAAACTTGATGTTTAAGCAGACACCAGTTGTGTTTGACTTCGCAATTACTGGTAGCAGCAGTGCACCAATGTACTTCCTTAACTCGAAGTACCTTAAGTTGACAGGCATGAATGGACATTGGTTTAATACAACCGATTTCCAGAATGGTACTGTTGCTGGTGTTGACGCACGTTATGCTTTAATCATGGCTTACGGCGAACTTACTTGCTCAAACCGTTCACGCCAAGGCTACCAGACAGCCAGCGTATAAATAAAAAGATGTAGTTGGTGTTGGGAGTTTAAAAGCTGCCATCCTTCGGGTAGCACTCCCAGCACTGGCTATTAATACAAAACAACAACAATTTCAAACACCATGTTTGATTAGAAAGATTAGGTAATAATCATGGCAACAACAAATAAATTCATAGTTCCAAGAGTAGTAACACTTCCAACAGCTGTGACAGTAGCAGCAACCAACACCGCAATAACAGGCTTGTCCTTTTATGTAGTGGCTGGACAAACCTACAAGTTTAAGTTTATTGTTAACTATACTTGTGGTGCAACAACTGCTGGTTCAGCTTGGGCCATTAACGGTCCTGCAGCAACAGCAATTGCTTACCAGGTAACTCAAGCTACATCAGCTTCAGCAACTTTGGTAACAACTTCAGTTGGTGTAATTGGTGCAGCATCAAGCCCAGGTACTGGTAATGCAGTAGCAACAAATGGAAACATTGCAATACTTGAGGGTGTAGTCACACCTTCAGCAAGCGGTACTTTGATTGTTAACGGTATCAAAGATGCAGACAGCACAATCACAGTTAACGCAACTTACTCATCTTGTGAGTGGAGTCGTATTGACTGGCCAGCAGCACCGTAATTAAACAAGTCGGTTGTACCACTAGGTTGAAGGAGCCTAGTGGTTTAACCATTTCTCGAGGGAGTTATTAATGAGTAAAGAATTAGTTTTTGGTAGTCAACAATTAGCCGGTACTGAACGTTATGGTAGTACTTCTAATACTGAAGTTGCAGGAATAATGCCTGCATATATGATGCCAGGTACAGAACCAGCACCACCAAGTGGTGTGGAATACAAAACGGCAATGCCAACATGCATCGGTCTAAACCTTAAGGAAGAACGTTGCATGGCGCCAAAAGCAAAAGGAACAGACTTTTGTATTGGACATTTAAATAGGCAAGCTAAGGAAGCTAAATTAGCTGAAAAGGATTAACTAATGGCATTAAGTCCAACAACGGGTTTAAACTCTTATTATCTGATAGATTTACTTGAGAATCTTTCTAACCTTAGTATTGGACCTGACCCCAACGCTGATGATATCAGCCAAGATTTAGTTTTACAATTTCTTAAAGAAGGTTATCAAACAATTGTTGCTGCTAACAATCGTTGGCCATGGTTTGAAACAAACTGGATTCTAAATACTATTCTTAACCAACAGAACTATACTACTGGTTATATTATGATTAGTACAACATCACCATCATATGTTATTCCAACTGCACCTCAATATCTTTATCAAATGGGTGAAATTGTTAGCTTTACTAACACAACCAATGCTGGAAATGAATTAATACTTCTTCCTCAGAGTTATGCAGAATCATTATGGGTTGGCACTAGCAATCAAGCTGGAATACCAGCATACTATTCTCAGTGGAGTAGTGGAATGAAGTTGTGGCCAAAACCTAATGGCGTTTATCTTTTATCAGTTAGAGGATATCGTGTACCAAGTTTAACTTGGTTACAAGATTCTAACAATGCTGCTAGTGTTGACTATGTTGACATTAACCAAGAGCTACATATGCCGCTTGTAAATTATGGAATGGCACGCATCTTCCAATTCCAAGAAGACCGTGAAATGGCTGACACATATATGCGTTTCTTTCAATTAGGAATAAAAAATTATATGGATAGTTTAGTTGCACCAAGCAGTAACCAACCATTAATATTAAGTGGTGGTTTACAAAATCAATTTGGTGGACCTTGGAGCTGGATACTTCCTGGAGCAGCTAACGGAGTGCCACTTGGAAGATTATGGTATTAAATGGCGCAAATTCTAGCTCAACAGATTTATGACTTTACTGGTGGTTTAAACTTTCGCGCTGACCAATTCCAATTAAAAGCTAATGAATCACCATCAATGCTTAATGTGGAGATTGACCCACGTGGCGGTGTATTCAGTCGCGCAGGATATTTAAAACTACATTCAACTGCTGTAACTGCAACAGGTTGGAACCCTAAAGGATTGTTTAACTATAATGGTGCATCAGTGCCAACCATTATGTTAACTACCGGTTATCAAACAACTGGTTCAGTAAACGGTACAGTGCAATCTTCTACTGGTTCTAATTTTAGCGTATTAAACTTTGGTGCTGGCACACCAATAGTAGTTACATCTCCCAATGGTGCAAGTTTTGCACAATGGGAAGAAACACTATACATGGCTATTGGTTCATCTTCTGCTTCAATGTACAAGTGGATAAACACTAATACTTATGCAACTGCCTTAACTGCATCTGGACCAACTTGGCAGCCTTATGCTGTTCCTACTGGTGGCTATATGCC